AGGACAAACCACAGGAGAATATTGTGGAAACTGAAAACACCGCACCGGTGCCAGACGAAGTCACTGCCAGTGCAGTGATTCAAGCTGCCGCACCTGTGGCTTACACAAAGCCACGCACACCCATTGTTGATAAGAAGTCTTACCTTGAGCACTTCTTAAAGGCAAACGTACTCAATGACGAGGATTCAAAACTTTACATCCGCGCCGCTGATAACACCACTACAACTGCACCTGGCATGATTCCAACGCCACAAAGCACCACAGTCATTAATGCACTTGCAAACAATGACCGAGGAATGATTGACGCACTAAGCCGCGAAACTCTAGTAACCGAGGGTATGACCTTTGAATTGCCACGAGTAACTGCTGTGCCAACTGTTGCAAACATCGATGAAAATGTCGCAATGACAGAATCATCCCTATCAGCCACATACCTATCCGTACCAGTAAAATCATTTAAGGGTCGCGCAATTACGACTGTTGAATTGATTGACCGAAGCCGGCCAGAGTACATTGCAGCCCTTTTGCAAAATCTTGAATTTGCTTACGCAAAAGTCACAGATCAATTTGCAGTTGGCACAATTCAAGCTGCTGGCCAGCAAACTGCAGTGAATGCAAATACAGCCACAGGATTCTTGGCTTACACAACTGCAGCCTCGGCCGCAGCGTACACAGCATCACTTGGCTTTGCTAAGAACATTGTGGTGTCCCCAGGACAATGGGCAAACATCATGGGTTACAACGATGCTGGCCGACCAATCTACAACGCATCACAGCCAATGAACGCTGGCGGCGATGTAAACGCAGGAAGCCTACGCGGATCTGTTGCACCGGGACTTGATCTATATGTTTCTCGTTCAATTGGTAACGCAGGCGGAACAACTGACACTGGCGATTTTTCAATGGTGGTTGTTAATCCTGATGCATGGACTTGGTATGAAAGCCCTCGTTTCACACTGAGAACTGCAATTCAATCTGACGGAACTGTGGATTTGCTTTACTACGGTTACGCAGCAATTGCACCGAAAATCCCATTTGGCGCAGTATGGAATCAGACCTGATTCTTGAACATTTGATGTTCACCAAAGAGTGTGGGGGATGCGGCCCTGTGTCCCCCACACACCCTTACAAGTTAGGAAATTACAATGGCACTAATTACACTTGCTGAACTTAAGAGTGTTTTAGGAATTGGCGACATTTACGCCGATGCCATTGTTCAGGCTTGCGCCGATAGTGCCGAAAACATAATTCTGTCTTATTTAACTTTTGACGATGTAACAATCAAGGCAGTTTTACTTGAAGACAATGTAGCGACATTTTATTGTTTTGAGAATAGTTTCGTGGTTGGTCAAGCGGTAACTGTTACGGGTTGCGGATCGCCTTTTAATGGTGCTCGAATTGTGACTGAAATTGGTTACAGTTTTGGCCCACCGTTTGACGGCTCACGCACATTTGATGCGTTACTTTTCCAGACTTACGGCGCACCATTTTTTAGAGCTGCAATTACTAATGCAGACATAAGCGAACGCCGAATCATCCCAAGTGGCCGAGCCGTACTAACTAGCCAGGCGGCCTTGTACGACACAACGCCAGAGGTCAGAGAAGCAGCCTTAGCGGTTGCCTGCGACATCTGGATCACACGCACTGGCACACTCGGCCAGCAGGGTGTGGACTTTCAAAGCCCTGCACCGTACCGCCTCGGGCGCTCAATGCTGACCAGAGTCTCAGGCTTACTTGGTAAGCACCTAGACACTAGAGGCTACCTTGGCTAATTTAGCAACCTATCGCGCAAACCTTGCCGCAACTCTTGCAGCTGCCGGGCGAGTAGTTTATGCGTGGCCTAATGAGAACATAACCCCGCCAGCCATTGTGCTTGTGCCGGGCTCGCCATACATCACAGTGTCTGCCATCGGTGGCGCTCGTTGTAATGTGCGCTTTGACATCACAGTTATAGTCAATGCAGCTGACAACCAGGCCGCACTGGCCAACATTGAAACTTTAATATTCTCTGTTACCGATTTGTTAGCAAATAACATTTCATTCCTCGGGGGATGGTCACAGCCAACAGTCCAGCAAATCGGAAACGCCGATATGCTTATCAGCCAACTCAATGTTGAGATGGTTACAACTAACTAGGAAAGGCATAAAATGCCAGCAACATATATAACGGGCCGTAATCTAACCCTCAGCATTAACTCGGTATCGTATGCCGATCAAGCAAGCACTGTAACCCTTGAGATGGAAAACAATCAGCAGGTGTTAGAAGTCCTATCTGGTCGCGCTTACAAGACCGTAGATAAGACTGCAACTCTAAACGTGGAAATGTACCTAGATGATTCGTCAAGTGCTGGAATTATTTCCGCACTATGGGATGCCGCTAACACGTCGCCTGATTCACTTCTTAGCTTCAGTTTTGATGTAAACGGTGATACTTTTGCGGGCTCATTATTTCCATCCTTTCCAACTGTCGGCGGCGCGGCCACTGATGTACTAACCACCTCACTCAGCTTTGTCGTCAATGACGGCTCAGTCTCTCGGACTTAACGAATAGAACAGGGCAACCATTATGGAATACAACGTAACTACAAAACAGGGCAATAACTACATAGTGAGCGATGAGTCAGCCTGGCTCTGGGTCGAGATCGAGCGTGAACTCGGCTACACAGTCAGCCAGGCAGCTGAAAAGATGAGCCAAGGTTCGCTGGATGTGATTACTTGTATGTTGTTTAAGGCCGCCAAAGCCTTGGGCAAGACAATGTTACCCACTCAGCAATCCTGGGTTATCAATGAGTTTGAGACCTTTGAGGTGGTCGAGGACAGCCCAAAAGAGAGTTAAGGGATGCACTGGTGAGGATCGCAGTATCAACTGGCATACCCTTGGCAGATCTTAAAGACTGGTCGCTCGCAGACATTAACACAGCGATAACGCTGATACGGGAAAGGAATGGACATGGCAGCTGAAAGATCAACCGTCAAGATCCAACCTGACTCAAGAGACTTGCGAAACCTTTACAAGGCATTTAGAGTTATGGATGAGGGGTCAAAAAAAGCCCTCAAGGATGATGTGACAAGCATTAGTGCATGGTCGGCTACAGAGTTACAGAGCAGTTACACAATGAACCCTTACCCGGCACAAGCCCAAAAGGTGGCAGCCACAATCCGAGCCAATAAAGATAAGATTCCAAACGTTACAATCGGTGGCAGCAAAGGTCGATTCAGTGGTGGCGCAGTATCTGGCCAGGTCTTATTCGGATCTGAGTTTGGTGGGCCAGCGCCTTTTGCAAACGGTGGCCGCCGATTCCCTGAGCGCTCAGATTCATCGGGGCGTGGCAACATAGGTTATGGCATCTTTAAGAAACTAAAAGAGATCCAGCCAACAATAACTGCACGTTGGAAAGAATCCGTTGAGCGCCAAGTCATAAAGAAATGGGATGAAAATGGCTGACGTTAGGACACTGAAACTTAATCTCCTTGCGGATGTTGATCAATTTAACAGAAGCCTAGCCAGTGCGGATGACAGCACTAAATCTTTTAGCAAGAGAATTGGCAAATATTCCAAGGCTATGGCCAAATCTTTTGCAATCGCTGGCGTAGCTGCTGGCGCTTACGCAATAAAGCTGGGTGTGGATGGTGTTAAGTCTGCAATCGAAGACGAGCAAAGCCAAAAACTATTGGCCGTTGCGCTAAAAAATACAACTAATGCAACCGATGAACAGATCGCCGCAACTGAAAAGTACGTTAGCGCAACGCAAATTAGATACGGTGTTTCCGATGTCAAACTGCGTGAGTCACTTGGCAACCTGTCTCGGGCAACTGGTGACGTAACACAAGCGCAAAAATTAAACAATTTAGCCTTAGACATTTCGGCAGCAACTGGCAAAGATCTGGCAACTGTATCGCTCACACTGGCCAAGGCCTATGATGGCAACTTTGGCGCACTTACAAAACTTGGCATTCCACTTGATGAATCAATAAAAAAATCTAAAGACTTTAACCTTGTGCAGGGCGAACTAACACGCTTATTCGGTGGCGCGGCAGCTGCTAACACTGAGACTTATGCAGGCCAACTGGCCATTGTAACCGAGCGCTTTGGCGAAATGAAAGAAGCCATAGGCATTTCATTATTACCTCAGATGAAAAAACTGCTTGAGAATGTAAACCTCATGGCCAAAGGATTTAGTGGCGAGGATCCCGAAGGATTAAGCAATCGCGCCAGAGAACTTGCAGGCAATTTTGAGGGCAACGGCGCTAACAGTTTGGGCGGATCATTAAGGGCCGTGACTGATGCCTTTGCAAATCTATTCAAGACTTTTACTGACGATGGCGATGAAGCCACAAATATGATGACCACTATTGCCGGAGCATTAGAAACCATAGCCAACGCAATAACAGCTGTTTCCGATGCTTACCAAAAGTCCTTACCAGCGCTTAGATTTATTCAAAACCCATTTAATCTCAATGTTCCATCAGCTGGTTTTACACCCAGACCAAAGGGCAACGCAGCAGGCGGCTCGGTAATGCGCAATGAAATAACCAGGGTGGGTGAATTTGGTCCAGAAATGTTTGTACCAGCGGGTGTATCTGGCTCAATACGTAAGAGCAACGGCGGCGGCGATACAGTAATAAACATTAACGGCGTTATCGATGCAGAGTCAGCCAGGCGATCAATTGAAAAGTTGCTACAAAACAGCGCCAGGCGAACAGGCCCAATCAACCTAGTCGGCGCGACACTGTGACCACATACACGCCGTATCCAAAAGTGGTGTTTGCTGGCGCGGTTGAATACGCAGACAACACCATCAGCAGCATAGGGATAAGCCTTGGCAGGCGCGACATCTACGAGCAGGCACAGCCCGGCATCGCTAGCGTTAGATTATGGACTGATGCCGATACAGCGCTCAACGTCAACCTGTCAGACAGCGTGGCAATCCAGATCCAAGACTCAACGGCGGCCTATCAGACTATTTACACAGGCATAATTTCAGACATTGACATCACACTAGATGCCTACGGCTCAGAGGGATCTGTGGCCATCTACAACATCACAGCCGTTGGCCCGTTGTCGCTAGTCAATAAGCACACTACTGGCGGCACTGGGTATGCCAAAGAGTTTGACGGTACAAGAGTCTTAAACATTCTTAGCGATGTATTTTTGCAAGATTGGGATGAAGTGCCAGGGGACTTGATCTGGTCAAGTGTTAGCAACATCGCTACCTGGGCAAATTGGGATGGCACAAACATCACCCTAGTAAACAATCTAATCGCAGACATTGACACGCCCGGCACATACGAACTTGAGGCCTACACTGGCGGCGTTACTGATGCCCTAGCCCTAGTCCAGTCAGCTGCTCAATCTGGTCGTGGTTTCCTATTTGAAGCACCCGATGGCTCACTGCACTATGACTCCTACGATGCCCGAGCAGTCTATGTCCCATTGACACTTACAGGTGATGATCTATTGGCAGCAGGTTTGCGACAGGCTGCCCAGTGGGCAGAAATTGTGAATGATGTGACGGTGACCTACCGTAACGGGGGCGAGGCTTATGCAGCTGATTACACTAGCCAGCAGTCTTATGGCCAACTGGCAGGCACTCGATCAACTACCTTACACAATGGCTCAGATGCCCAAATTCAGGCAGAAGCATTCCTAGAGTCGCGGGCATTCCCACGCACTTACCCTGAGGAATTAACAATCCCACTGCATAGCCCAACTGTTAGCGATGCCACACGCGATGCCCTGATTGCGATGCTAGTTGGGTCGGCAGTTTACACTCAGCAGCTGCCAGCAGTATTTGGCACAACCTTTGACGGCTTTGTCGAGGGTATGCGCTGGAATCTAACAAGGTACACAAGTGACCTGACACTAGTCTGCTCGGCACTGTCCGAGACATACCCACACAAAGTATGGCTGCAAATCGCACCTACACTCACATGGGCAGGTTATACTCCAATTACGGAAGAATGGATGGATCTATAAATGGCAACAACCACACCAAACTACGGCTGGCCTGTACCGACCAGCACTGATTATGTTAAAGATGGCGCAGTTGCCATCGAAAACCTTGGCGATGCCATTGATGCCACAGTCTTTGCCAACGCGCCCGGATTAACTTTAATTAAATCGCAAGTTATTGGCACAGCCGTATCCAGTGTCAATGTAACTGGCGCTTTTAGCGCAACTTACCAAAATTACAAGATTTTAGTGAGTGGTGGTGTTGGCTCAGCGCTGGCACTTTGCGGTATGAAATTAGGGGCGACTACGAGCGGTTATTACATGGGTCAAAGTGCAACTAATTATGCAGGCTCAGCTGCGCTTGGCGCAGTTTCAAACGGGGCAATTTTTACACGAATGAGTGTAGTTTCAACTACTTCTTTGGCAATGGATTTTGAAGTGCAAAATCCATTTGCAAGTACTTATACGTTTGTTAGAAGTACATATTTCGATAATACAATAACTACTGGCGCAGGTGGAGTTAGTGTTGGTTTTGTTGACAACACCACTTCATACAGCGATTTTACAATCGTACCTGCGTCTGGAACTTTGACTGGCGGAACTATCCGCGTTTATGGCTACAAAAACTCATAAGGATAATAATGCCAACCACAAAACCCAACATTCAAATTGATGACCTCGTACGCGAAATGACTACCGAGGAACACACCGAATACAAGGCACAGCAAACAGCAAACGCGGCAGCTCAGGCCGAAGCCGATGCAAAGGTTGCAGCGCGTGAAAGCGCACTTGCAAAACTTGCAGCCCTTGGCCTAACCGCAGATGAGATCGCTGCGTTGTAATGGCACTACCAATCAAGAATGGCAAAATAACAACACCTTACAAAAAGCCCGGCAAGATGTGGTCAAAGGGTTATCACACTGGCGTTGATTTTGCAGTTCCCATTGGCACACCTGTGTTGGCAGTAGCTGACGGCAAAATTGAAAACGCTAACTGGGGCAAGGCTTATGGCAATCAGGTTGTGCAAAAGGTCGACGGTGGCTGGGTAATTTATGCACATTTAAACGCAGTACGACTTAAGCCAGGGGCGACGGCCAAAGCTGGTCAGAGAATTGGCGAGTCAGGATCAACAGGGAACTCATCAGGGCCGCATCTACACTTTGAGATGCGCGACAATATACGATGGTCTGCTGGAAAAGACCTTGACCCGGAAGCGATACTGGCATCATGAACAAAACACGAAACATCCTTTTAAGAATGGTGGCAGTGTTTGCCGCCTCAAGTCTGTCGGTTGTAGGCGCATCAGCTGTGGCAGGTGTCGAGCCAGCCAAGGCGATTGTAATTGCTGGCATCGGTGGTGTGGCCGTTGTAATTGAGGGACTAGCCCGAGCGTTTTTGAAAGACGGCAACCTAGATGATGCCGAGATCAATGACATTTTTACTGATGCAGACAAGAAGCTAGAAAAATGATAAGGCCACATTGTTTTAAATGAATAAACCCTGGCGAGTCGCGCTTGTTGCGCTTATCGTAGGGGCCACGATGTTTTTACAACCAACGAATGCTTATGCCGCTGTAGGGTTTGCAAACATAACTTGTGAGGATCCAGACACAGGCGAGCAGGTTACACTTTATCGGGGCTGGGATAATCTCAACGAGTACTTTGCCGATAAGGGCGACATAGCCCGGCATTTCTGTGAGGGTGGTTGGGCTGGTTACTACACAACCTACATCGGCGACGATTTGCCAGCCAACGATCCACAGCGCTATTACGCAGGAATAGTCCCAGAGCCATCACCGACACCCACAGCCGAGCCAGAGCCGAGCCTAGAGCCGACACCAACCCCGAGCGAATCGCTAACACTTGAGCCAACACCTACACCCTCCCAAACCGAATTGCGAACGCCTGAACCGCAGCTGACAGTTGAGCCAATCCCTGAGCCAGTAGTTGAGCCAGAAATAATAGAGCTGCCGACACTAGAGCCAGAGCCGTTATTAGAGCCAGTGCCAGAGATAACACTAGAAGCAATAGAACCCGAACTACTGCCCGAACCATCAGAACCACCCCTTGAAATAACCATAGAGCCAACACGGGAGGAATTAGTGGAAGCGGTGACAGATTTATACCCAGAGATTATGGAGGGGCTTAGCGTGGTTGAGGCTGTCGCCCTGGCTGAATTGCTGACAGAGTTTGCGCCTGACGAGGCAGTGACCTTTGAGGCCTTTGAGGAATCGGGGCTGGATTATGAGGATTTACCGCCAGAACAGCCGATCATGTTGGAAAACGGCGTAATTCTTGAGGCACAAGTGGCTGATGCTATTGAGATTTTTAACACCGTAGATGAGTTATTGGCAACGATTTTTGCTGATCCCGGCAAAGCCATTTTGGCAGCTGCCAACATCGGGGCAGACATGACACCCATTGAACGTGAAGAAAATCAAAGTGTTGTAGTTGGCGCAATCGTTGTGGCCAATATTGCAACAAGTGTAAGGAGAATCAAGTGAAGTGGGTCAAGAAGTATGTGGCGGCCATAACGGCTGACACTTACACATATGTAGGGTTATTGATTGCCTTTTTTACCCTGGATGGGTCAGCAAAAAAGGTGACGGGGCTACTAATAATTGTGGGTGTTGTAATCTGGATGGTGTCACTGCCACTTAGGGATGACGACACGCCTAAATGATTGCATCTTGTCCGAGTATGTCCTAGTCTGACCATAAGGAGATCACATGACCGAAAAGTATTTGACCGCAAAGCAAGTTGCGCAGCAGCTGCAAGTCAGCGAACGCACACTACGCAGGTGGGAACAATCAGGACAACTGAAGCCCAAACGCATAGGCGGGGTCAAACGTTTTAAAGCCAGTGACATCGAAAAATAACAAAGGAGACAGGGCAAATGTTTTTTAACGGATTTACATTGTTACTTATGATTATCAGCGCGATCGCAGGTTTTGCTTTTGGCGTGCGCGTAGAAGAAGCACACCAAAGAAGCCGCCGCAGTGAATGGCTAAACGGTGAAACAGTAGAAGACCACATGAAGCGCGATGGGTGGAAACTATGAGTTTCGACCTAGAGGGCTACACAACAGTGCAGGAAAGACTCGCAGAGTTTTACGCAAAGCACCCCGATGGCTCAATTCAATTTGAGTACATGGGCGTGTTAGATGGATCGCCGCTAATGATGTGGGGGATCGCTAGGGCATACCGAACACCTGGCGACACGCGCCCGGGCGTAGGTACAGCTGCCGAATTGATTGAGGGCAAAACGCCTTATACAAAAGGATCTGAGTTGCAAAACTTGGAGACAAGCGCATGGGGCAGGGCTTGTGCCAGCCTAAACATTGGACTATCCAAGGGCATCGCAAGTAAGCAAGAGGTGCAAGCTGCTAAAGAGCGACAAGCGCCAGGGCCAAAGATTGCTAAACCAATGTCTGACGATCCTTGGGCTTTACAGGGCCAGCCGACTGATCCGATTGCGCCAGAATGCCAACATGGTCAAATGACACGCAAGACAGGGCTAAAGAAAAATGGCGATCCTTATGGTGGCTGGGTATGTGGCGCTGGCGGTAATGGCGACAAGTGTGATGCAATCTGGGATCGCTCATGATTTGTGAGCATGGCGCAACCGCGCCGAAGTATTGTGCAATCTGTCGGCATCAGGGAATTATGGCTAAAGATGAGGGAATAACCCTAGCCAAGCAATCACAACTTAACTGGCATGATGAGGCCGTAATCTGCATACGGCAGATGGCTCGCACTGGCAAACCGTTTACAGCTGAGGATGTAGTGGCTGAGATAGGCGCACCAAGTGGATCGGGCAAAGTCATTGGGGCAGCCTTTAACACAGTGGCTCGCTCAAACATGATCTGGCGATGTGGCGAGCGCCCGGCAGATCGTAAGTCAAGCCATCGCAGGATGCTTGCAGTCTGGCGAGGCGGCCAAGTTATAGAACAGGTTAGGTTATTCAATGACTGAGGCAGACATCATGCGGTGCGGTTGTGGCGCGTGGTATTACATAGGCAAGCCTTGTGGCTTTTGTGAGAAATGGGCAAATCGTGGATGAAATAGAAAACAAACTTGAAGCAATTATGGCCGATCCTGTTTGGGCAAGCATAGAGCGCAAGATCGCTGGTCATTACGCAGCTGCACAATTCTTGCCTGCCTCATGTCCGCAGTGTGCCAAGATACTTGAGCCAGTGGACTTTGGCGTAGATCCTGACAGTAATGAGCGCCTATGGGTGACACATTGTTGTGGCCAGTGGGATAAGTACTTAGAGAAGCTAGGCGAAACACAACTGCCATAAAATAAACGACACGCGGATGCCAAGAAACAACCACGTGTCGCTCATTTCGATGCTAGCATCTCAAGTCTCGACAACTCACTGTAAAGTCTAATGCAGGGCGTACTAATTAACACGCTAAACCGCCGTTTGATGGCGCATCTTGGCATGGAAATAAACCATGCAAACCCTAGAAATACAGGGTG